TAGATAAAAGTCTTTTAACTATCTGTTGCCTGGAAGACAGGTTAAATTCTTGATAGTCTATAGCAGAGTGAACACCACCAACAGTAGATATATCTTCTATGTGTCTTAGCCCGACCGTAGATAAGCTGCCATCCTTTTTAATTTTAGGTGTAACTTCCCTGACAAGCACAGGTATAGGCGGGAACATATCTGTAACATCTTTTTCAATTTGATCTGATTGATCTTTTAATTTAGCAACAAGACAAGTAGCCTTCTGCATATCCAAGGTGAAGCCATTCCTTTCTTGTTGAGAAACTAACTTCCTGACTTCATACTCTAAGTCTATGCACTGCCTACGAATAGCTTGTATGTCTGGCTGAAGCGCAATGTAAACTCTCTCGGTAAGTTCTACATCTCGAATACAATAGTCCACCATCTCTTGAGTGAGACAAGAGAAGTCATGGAAGTCTATCTTATCGAAGCCTAGCCTTTGTCCCCAGGATTCCAGGGAGTGACCGCCGTCTCTTACAGGAGATGATAGCTGGGATAAGATTAGAGTATCCTCAATACGATCTATATCAATATCAACTGAAGTAAGATTGTTAAGAACGTGAGCATCAAAAGATATGCCGTTGTGCATGATAAATTTAGACACACGCTTTGCGAACAGAGGAAATGTTTCATAACACTGTTGCTCTTTCCAGACATGTATCTTACCTGACTTACGTTCCTTGGCTACGATACAAAATATTTCTGTTGCATCTAAGCCATCAGTCTCAATGTCTAAGACAACTTCCATTTCTAATCTACAAACCCCTCACCCTTTTTCCAATGATGTAGCCTATGATAAAACACAACCCACATTAATGAAAATAAAGTGTCTGATCTATATGTTCCGGTTTTTACTTTTAATTCATACATTTTTGAAATTAAACCGACTGTCCGTCAGCCACAACCTCGCTATGTGTTTCAATCCACAGCCTAGCACCACACGACAATGGTTTATCTGGTGAGTAAATAACTTTGCTTGGTCCGAGTATTTCAACTTCATGGGCGTAGGTGTTAGTCTTGTATGTCTTGACTGTAATCGTTGGGTTACGTTCACCTTTCTTTTGATTTTTACGAATGACATGCATGTTCACATGAATTATTTTTTTCATAGTCACTCCACCATGTAGTTAAAGTTCCTTGTCTGAACTATCTCCTTCTGGATCATCGCCTAGATTGTGTACCTCTGTCAACCTTCCCGTATCTTTGTTGAAGAATAAGTGAGAAGCTACACCAGTATCTCCCGCATACCTGTTCTTCAATACTCTGATGGTTGTTGTGTTAGCTATGTTAGGATCATCAGACTGTTGGTCACGCTCCATAGCCACCACTGCATCACTAAGCTGGGCTATGCTCTGGCTACCTCTAAGGTGTGACAAGCTAACCTCTCTACCATTCTCATGGCCGTTGTCGCCTTGTGCGCGGCGTAGGTGAGAGACAAGAAGCATGGCTACATTTGTCTCTTCGACAATCGATCTTAGCTTAGTCATCAGATTATCAATGTTCCTACGTTCATCATCACCTTCCAGACCAGACACCAGGATTGATAGGTGATCCAAGAATATCCACTTACAGTCTAGCGCTTTCACCATGTAACGTACACGGGATAGTATCTCATCAGTCTTCATGCTTCCAAAGTGATCGAAGGCAAAGAACCTACGAGTACCTACCGTTGCCTCTTGCCAAGTGCGTAAGTCACTCATGCTGAATTGATCACGCACCTCTCGAATGTACAGCCTAGCGTTTGCCTCGACTGACATGAGGTGGAAGATGGTGGACCTGACATTCTCTTCCAAAGATATCACGCCAATGTTTTCTTCTGTGTTGTTCAGTACATGATGCATAAGTTCACGCATGACACTGGACTTACCAGTACCTGTACCCGCCGTGAATGTTACTAGCTCACCTGTACGAATACCATACAGCTTCTCATTCAAACCCTCGAATGGATACAGACAAGTCTTGTACTCACCTTCATCGTACAGGCCATCACCCATGTCAGCAAGATTAAGGATACCGGCAGGGGTGTAGACCTTGGCGTTCCACCATGCTTGGGAAAACTGTTCACGCTTGCCACCTTGTAGGTATTCAGATGCGTCCTTGCCATCAGTCATGTTAACAATGCGGCAAGTGTTTGGCTCGAACAGTGTGGCTACTTGTTGTGATGCTTTCTTTCCCTTGTCATCCGCATCAAAACACAAGACTACATTATCAAACTTTGAAAGGTATTCTAAGTTAGCCTTGCAATCTTTGAATGCAGAATGAACACCATTCTTGATAGACAACACAGGCCATTTGCTTCCAAGCATTTCAAATGCAGACAAGGCATCCAACTCGCCTTCACAAATTGTAACGTATTTACCACCGGAACTGAAAAGGTTCTGACCAAACAGAGCAGCCTTACTTAATGCTCCTACCGGCTCTGTTGGAAAGTCTTTTGTCTCTACGATACGAACCTTGTCAGCAATGTGGTTACCTTTAACATCATAGTAAGGATAACGATGTTTTATTATATTACCTTCTTGATCTTTAACTATTCTAACATTGTATTTTTTACAAGTGTTAGAAGCTATCTTTCTATCAGGGATTGAAGTTATTATTCCTTCAGTAGATTTTAATGGGGTGACATTAGTGGTGATAGGTTTAGACATGATAGGGTAATCTCCTTTGCCTTCAAATCTTGTTTGACAACTAAAACAATACTCATGTCCATCAGAGTACAACGCTCTTGCATCTGATGAACCGCAACTATCGCATGGCCTATGTGCTTCGACCAATACGTTCTCTTCGCCATCCATCCTACGCAAAATCCCAGCGACTAATAAACTTCTTCAACTGTTTTGCATCACGCACCCAACAGTCCTCTTCCTGATTATGTGCATCTAAGGCTATGCTTAACCTATGACGCGCTTCTTCAAGAATATCATTGTCGCTGTAAGCCTCATTAACTTCTTCGACTGATCCAGTTTTGAGGTAGTTATCTTCTACATCAATTTCAGTGAACTGATGTACTAACTCATCAACTTCAAATGCTTCTTTAACTATCTCTCTAATTTTCATATCTTTAACTCCTGGGTAAGTTGAGATAACTATTATAGACTAATTAAAAACTTAATCAACAATTATTTTTATATATTAAAATCAATAACTTAAAAAATTGTTCACGTATGAGAGAGACGTATATAAAATCTTAACAATCTTCCTGTTCATCCATGATGTTAGACACAAAAGAAAAGTCACCAGCTTTTATTTCATCTGTCTCCTCTGTAGCTAATCGTCTCGCTTCTTTTCTAGAATAACCTTCATCAAGATATAAATCTAATAGTTCTTTATAAATTGTTTTTCTATCTTTTTCCCACAGATGTTTCATTTCCCCTGTCCACGATATTGTTTCCAATTTCTTTTCTTGTTTTTATTTTTAGGACTAGTATTAGTTGAATGACCTATGCTTGTTTTCATATGTCTACTCTTATCAACGTAAGTATTCAGTCCTATACTTTTTCTTGCAGCCATTAATGAATTACCTCTTCATCTTTATTATTATTACTATTATTATTTGTTAATGCTTTCCAACTCTCAGGAAATAACTTACCTATTATTTTATCCCACTCTGTGGATAACTCTTTGATTTCTTCTTGCGCCGAATCCTCACTTCGTAAATTATATGCCCTGGCGAATGCAGCTAATGAACCTGTAACATAATAACTTGTGTACATTGCTTGTGGCAAAACCATTCTTGCTTGTTCTGGACAGATATTTAATGCTAACAATGCATCATATGTCTTAATACATGCAGAGTATATTTCTTTTGGAGTGCTTGTAGTTTGATCTATGGCGCGAGAAACCCCATCAACAAACCAAATCTTTCTATCTAACCGTTCATCTAAAACACCTTCTTTATCAGAACCTTGCTTGATATTGTCTGCCCTAAATCTCCATATCTCAGGAGAGTAAAACTCAGGATCATCATCTACATATCTTCTACTTACTTCGTTGTAAGTAAAACCTATCGTGTGTTTAAATCTTTGT